TTCTCCTTCCTGCGTGCCATCAACTATCTGTCCAACCCGACCGATCGTGCTGCCCGTGAGGCTGCTGCGTTTGAGATTGAGGCTTCGGAGGCCGCTGCCGCCAAGCTCGGCCGTCAGTCCCGTGGCATCACCGTGCCCCAGGAAGTGCTGCGCCGCGATCTGAACGTGGGTGCTGCTACTGCCGGCGGCAACTTGGTTGCTACCGAGCTGGACGCTGGCTCCTTCATCGATCTGCTGCGTAACGCTTCGGCTCTGGACCAAGCTGGCGCCACCGTGCTGACCGGCCTGACCGGCAACGTGGCTATCCCCCGCCAGTCCGGTGCTGCTACCGCTTACTGGGTTGCTGAGTCCGGCTCGCCCACCGAAAGCCAGCAGACCGTTGATCAGGTGAGCCTGGTGCCCCGGACTTGCGCGGCTTACACCGACTTCAGCCGTCGCCTGATGATCCAGTCCTCCATTGATGTGGAGAACATGGTGCGCAACGACCTGGCCCGCGTGATCGCCCTCAAGATCGACGCCGCTGGTCTGTATGGCACCGGCTCCAGCAATGAGCCTCTGGGTCTGAAGAACACCACCGGCATCGGCACTGTCGATTTCGCCGCTGCTGCTCCTACCTTCGCTGAGGTGGTGGATCTGGAGAGCGACGTGGCTACCGCCAACGCTCTGCTGGGTTCCCCGGTGTATCTGATGAACGCTGCCATGCGCGGCAACCTGAAGACCACCAAGAAGGATGCAGGCTCCGGCATCTTCATCATGGAGAACGGCGAAGTCAACGGCTATCGCGGTGTGCTCTCCAACCAGGTGGCTTCCGGCGATCTGTGGTTCGGCAACTTCGCCGACCTGATCATCGGCTACTTCTCCGGCCTCGACATCATGGTGGATCCCTACACCCACAGCACCTCCGGGACTGTGCGCGTGGTTGCCCTCCAAGACGTTGACATCGCCGTCCGCCACGCTGAATCCTTCAGCCGCGGTAACGATTCCCTCTGATCATGTTGATCAAGGTCCTACGGCAAACAATGCTGGCAGGCCAGGTTGTTCGGATAGGGGAAGTCCATGAGGCTTCCTCTTCCGACGCCAAACTTCTGATCGGCATTGGCAAAGCTGTTGCGGCTGCCGCTGCGGTGGCCGAGGTGGTTGAGGAGATCACTCAACCTGCACCCAAACCCACTACCCCCCGACGGAGGGCTAAACAATGACCATCCACAATCTTGGTTCTAAAACCACGGTTCTGGGCCTGCTGCGCAACGACGTTGTGACCGCAACCGGGACTGGCTCTGCGATTGATCTGCAGGGCTATGAAGGCGATATGGCTGTGCTGCTGGACGCCGAAGCCGGTGGTGCCAGCATCACCTACGCCGTGAAGCTGACTGAATCCGACACCTCTGGTGGTGCTTACACCGATGTGACCGGCGGCGCCTTCACCACCACCTCTGCTAACACTGCCTCGCTGCAGAAGATCTACGTCAACGTCACTTCCTTGAAGCGTTACGTGAAGGTTTCTGTGACCGTGGCTGGTGGTACCGGCGCTGGTGCTGTCGCTGTGATCGGCCTGGCTTCTGCCAAGTACAGCTGATCATGGCGATCACTGAGGATCTGGACGCATTCCTGGCGGACTTTGGCGTTAGCTGCACAGCTGGCGCCACTACCGCCAACGGAATCCTGGACATGCCAAGCCAGGTGATCAGCGATGGGATGGTGCTCACCACCGACTACACGCTGACGGCCAGAACCTCAAAATTCGGCAGCCTCATTCGCGGCGACTCGATCACCGTGGATGGGGCTGCTTACACCGTCCGCGAGACGATGCTGATCAGCGACGGCAAGTTTGTGCAGATTGCATTGCAAAAATCATGAGCGGTCCCTTTAAGGTCAACACTCGTAGCCAGTGGTCTGCACTGAACCCTGTGTTGCTTGCAGGGGAGCCTGGCCTTGAGAGCAACACGCAGAATCTGAAGATCGGCGACGGGCTGACGCCGTGGAATAAGTTGCCCTATCACGGCTGTCCAGGTTATTGGGGATCCTTCTGGGATGAGACTACCCAGACCGCCGCGGCGATCAATACGGCCTATCCGATCTTGCTGCGCTCAGTTGATCTGAGCAGTCGCGGGGTCAAGATTGTTTCGGATAGTCGCATCACGGTTGATCATCCAGGCGTTTATAGCATCACGTTTTCGATCCAATTTCAAAACGCGGACACGCAGATCCATGATGCGAATGTCTGGCTGCGAAAGAATGACAGCGGCAGCAGTGGTGATGTTGCCGCAAGTGATAGCCGTTTCAGCATCACGGCAAGCCATGGTGGTGTGAACGGCCATCAAATCGGCACGGTGAACTTTGTGCTGCCATTGGTTGCCAACGATTACCTGGAGCTGATGTGGGCGACCAGCAGCACGCAAATCTCGATCTTGGCTGAGGTTGCGCAGACCAGTCCGCTCGCTCATCCGAGCATCCCTGGCATCATTTGCACAGTGGTGCAGGTGGCATCGGCATGACGACAAAGCGCGAGACGATCCTGGCAGCAGTACGCACGGCGCTCACTGGCACCAGTGGGGTAAGCACCCGGATTTATAGAAGTCGAACAGAGCCTCTCGCCCGCGGCGAAAGCCCGGCCATTGTGGTTGAGCCATTGTCTGACAATGCTGAGCAGAACACCAGCTTGCCCCGACTGGACTGGAGCCTGACGGTGCGTGTTGCGGTGATTGTGCGCGGGGCCATTCCAGATCAGGTGGCTGATCCGATTGTCGAAGATATGCACAGCAAGCTGATGGCCGATCTGACCTTGGGTGGCTATGCAATCGACATCCAGCCGGTGGGGGTAAATTTTGATCTATCAGAAGCTGATCAGCCATCCGGCGTGATTGCTTGTGATTACCTGATCCGCTATCGCACAAGCGTAGAGAATCTGGCTAGTTAGACTGCAGAAAAAGGACTTGACCAATGCCGCTGCTAAGCCGTAAGCGCCTGATTCTCACGAAGATCGAGGCCACCTATGGGACCGATTCCAACCCGGCCGGTACTGACGCGGTGTTGGTTCGGAACCTTGAGATCACTCCGATCGAGGCTGAGACCGTCAGCCGTGATCTGATCCGCCCCTACCTGGGCAACTCTGCTCAGATCCTCAGCCAAACCCGCGTTGTGATCACCTTTGAGGTGGAACTGGCTGGTTCCGGTACTGCCGGCACTGCTTCGCGGATTGATTCGCTGCTCCGCTCCTGCGGTTTCGCTGCTACTACTACTGGCTCCGCTGTCACAGGTACTGCGCAGGCTGGATCGGCTGGCAGCATCACGCTGGCATCTGGCGCTAGCGCCACCGATGACTACTACAACGGCATGGTGATCAGCATCACCGGCGGTACTGGTAGCGGCAGCAAGGGCATCATCACTGATTATGTTGGCAGCACCAAGGTTGCCACCGTTCAGAAGTCCACTGCAGCATTTACCCCTGCAACCTCCAGCACCTACAGCATTGGCGCCAACGTTGGCTACAAGCCTGTGAGCGCCAGCTTTGAGAGTGCCACCATTTACTTCAACAACGATGGCGTGCTGCATAAGGCCACTGGCTGCCGCGGTACTTTTAACCTCAACTGTGAAGTTGGTGCCATCCCGGTGATCTCCTTCACCATGACAGGCATCTACAACGCCCCGACCGATACCGCCGCCCCTGCTGTCACCTACAGCGACCAGGCCACGCCGCTGCTGTTTAAGGCTGACAACACTCTGGCCGTGAACGTGCTTGGCTACTCAGATTCTTGCCTGCAGGCCATCAACTTTGATGTGGCCAATGAGATTGTGTATCGCGAGCTGGTTGGCTGCACCAAGTCAGTGCTGATCACCAACCGTGAACCTGCTGGCGAGGCAACCATTGAGGCGCCGACCATTGCCACCAAGGACTATTTCACCATCGCCAACAACGACACCACCGGCTTGCTCTGCTTCCAGCATGGCACCACGGCTGGCAACATCGTGACGATGGTGGCCTCCACGGTGGACATTGGCAACCCGAGCTACTCCGATCAGGATGGCATTCAGATGCTGACGCTGCCCTACGTTGCAATTCCAACCTCGGCAGGCAATGATGAGGTGGTGTTGACTTTTGCCTGATGGCATTTGTTCTAAAGCAATCTGCTTCGTATAGCTGGCCGGTCAGCGTCAAGCTGCCGGCCGATGGCGGCAAATTCGAGAAACAGACATTCGACGCTGAGTTCAAGCGTTTGCCTCAGGCTCGCATCAATGAGATCCAAGCTGAGGTGCAGGCCAGGATTAAGGCGGCAGAAAACAATGAGCCACTAGAAGGTGGCATCACGGATCAGTCGATCGCTGCTGAAATTTTGGTTGGCTGGTCTGGCATCGTGGATGATGAGGGCGATGAGATCGCTTTCACTAATGCCAACCGGGATCAGTTGTTGGATGTGCCCACTGTGGCCGCGGCCGTGATCTTGTCTTATTTCGATAGCATCGCGGGCAACAAGGCAAAAAACTGATCGAGGCTGCGCGTTATTGGCTTGACGGCGGCAGTATCGACCAGACCGCCGATGATGCCGCAGCCTTCGGGATTGTTATTGATCAACCTGAACGGCCTGAGGTATTTGAGGTTGAGCCTGATGCTTGGCCTGTCGTTCAGCTGTTCGTGCGATGTCAGACGCAATGGCGCACCGGCCCTGGCGGCCTGATTGGGCTTGACTACAATGCGGTGAGATGGGCTTTTAGCCTTTACGACGTGAAGGATCAGCGCACCATGCTGGAGGATCTTCAGATCATGGAAAGCGAGATCCTGGTGAAGCTCGCTGAACGGGAGGGCTGATCATGGCTATGAACATGACGGCAGCCGTCAATATCAAGGCCAGCGTTGATGGCTTGCAGTCGATTGCTGGATTGCAGAAAGGCTTGGCTGGTGTTGATGCCCAGGCCAAGAAAACCAATCAGACCTTTGGCGGATTGCGTCAAGCTGCTGGTGGTGCGCTTGGCAGTTTGACCGGATTGATTCCTGGTGCAACTGTCGCTGGCCTGGCAGTGCTTGGCAAACGATCCATTGATGCAGCCGACAACCTGCGTGATTTAAGCCAGAGAACTGGTGTTGGTGTTGAGACCTTGAGCCGCTTTGGAGCAGCAGCGCAAGATTCGGGCAGCAATATTGATGAAGTGGCCAAGTTGATGGGACGATTGGCTAAAGGCATTGCGGATCCAGCCTCACAGGTGAACGCATCTCTTAAATCGATCGGTGTCAATTCACGTGATGCTCGCGGCAATATCCGTGGCGTCGATGCGATCATGCTGGACTTGGCAGATAAATTTGCCAAGCTGCCTGATGGGGCGCAGAAGACTGCGCTGGCAATGAACATTTTCGGCAAGTCTGGCGCCAATCTGATCCCGATGCTGAATGAAGGGCGTGATGCTTTGGAGAAGTATCGCGCCACCATATCAACCGATATGGCAAATGCAGCTGATCAGTTCAATGACACGCTCAATGAGCTGGGTCGATCACTAGCGGGTCCATTCAATCAGGCCATTGTTGCGGTACTGCCGTCTCTCACGCAGTTTGCGCAGTTGGTTGCAGGCGTCGCTCAAGCCTTTGCCAAGTTGCCTCAGCCGCTGCAAACCACGGTAATCGCGGTGAGTGGCTTGGCCATTGCATTCAACTTATTGGCCGGCCCGATTGGCGTGGTCGTAAAAGGCTTCCAGCTGATCGCCGGCTTGAAGATTGGCGCCACGATTGCTGGGTGGGCGCCTGTGATTGTTCAGCTTGGTGCAACGCTTCTGAATCTTGGCCGTATCTTGATAGGTGTTTTTACTGGCCCCGTGGGCTGGGCGGCTCTGCTGATTACCGCTGGCGTTGCACTTTATGTTTTCCGCGATAAGGTGGCGCAAGTGTTCCGCGGACTTGGCATCCTGATAGGAGCAGCATTTAATGGCATTCGCAGCATTTTTGTTAATGCTGTCAATGCCTTTACCTCGATTTTTGTCCAACCGATTGTTCGCCTTTCGCAGTCAGTTGTCCAAGGGATCAGTAATGCCTTCAAGCAACTAGGCAACTTCATCACGGCACCCTTTAGAACTGCGCTTGGCTTTGTGCAGAGTGTGATGAGGAATCTGCTTACCTACGTGGCTAGCGGGATTAACCGTGCAATCGGTGTGGTGAATCGCCTCATCGGCGCCTACAACCGTTTGCCTGCGCCTGATATTCCGCTTGTTCCGAGCGTATCAGTGCCTGCCTTTGCTGAAGGCGGCACCGTCAACAAACCAACGCTGGCACTTGTCGGCGAGGGCGGCCAGAGGGAGTACATCATCCCTGAGTCGCGGATGGCACAGGCAAGCGCCAACTACCTGGCCGGTTCACGCGGTAATGCAGTGTTGAGTGATCGCAATGGCGCAGGTGGTGGGCTATCCATCCAGATCCAGACTGGCCCGGTGCTGCAGCAAAATGGCCAGAACTGGGTGAGCGTTCGCGACATGGAGCAGGCTCTGAACACGCTTGCCGATTCGCTGCTGTCCAATAACCGCACACCTGGCGGCCGTCGCTATCAAGGTGTCACAGCATGAGCAATCGCGGCCAGGCTCAATACCTGAGGATCTTCGACAATTCGCAGACTTACACCCGCTGGCAGTCGTACTACATCAATCAGACCATCACGCTTGATTCAGCATCTTGGACTTACAACCCCTTCAACGCTGATGGAATGGTGGCCGGCAGTGCTGGTGGCTCGGACGTGACAATCACGGTGCCAGCCACTGCTACGGCAATCAGTGTGTTCACTGCTGCTCTCAACCAGAACAGACTCTGCGAAATCAAAACCTACGAGTTCGATACTCGCCTGTCCAATACAGCACCACAAGCTGGCCAATCACTGATCAGTTCTTATGTGGGTGAGGTCATTAAGATCTCTGGCAGCTTTGTGGAGCTGCAGGTTAGCCTTGGCTCAGCACTCAGTCCGGTCGGCGCCCAGGTGCCACCACGTAAATTCACGACGCTGCTGATCGGCGCACCGTTGCGGACATGAATTTTTCGGTTCCTGACCCCCTATCGCTGCTGCCGTATCAAAGCGGCTTGGTGGTCACACCACTGGATGAAGGTGCCGCTAAAGGTGAATCACAGCTGGACACGCCGCAACGTGCAATCACGATTGGCGAGACTGTGCCGATCGTGTTCTGCCGCCGCGTCAATGATGAAGGCGGTGTGTTTGTCAGCCCTGGCGCGACAGAGGGACGATATGAAAACGATGGCACCACTAATGAGCTGACCGTCAACCTGCATCTAGTCCTCAGCGAAGGGGACATGGATCAGCTGCAGCTGCGTGATGTGTATCAACGCGCCTGCCGTGTTGGGACATGGAAGCAGACCTACGATCGCCGCGCTGGCACTTGGGATCCAGGTAATTACATCACCGAGGTGGCTGGCACCAAGTTCTGGAATTGCCCCTACTACTGCGGCACCCAGGGCACTTACGACAATATGACCACCCTCAGCTATGAAAACAATCATGCTGATGGTGACGAGACTTGGAACAAGCAGGTTCACTGTTTTGTTCGCAATGGGATGAATGTCACCAGGATTCTGGACAACACCCTGGGGCCAAGCAATAACGTTGTGGATCTGGCGCTGTATTTGATCCGCCAGAGCAGCCGGTTCCCTGAATCAATGCTTGATCTGACGGCAATGGCTGATGCCGCAGAATTTTGCGATGTGAACGGGCTGTATTACAACGGCGAATTCAAGGATTCAACCAACCTGGAAGACTGGCTGGATTCGATCAGCAGCAACTTCCTGCTTCGTGTGAGCGACAAAAATGGCAAGAAAGGGCTACGGCCACGGCTGCCCGTGAACGCCAATGGCACCATCAAAACCACAACGATCACTCCGGTGTTCACATTCACTGAGGATCATGTCCTGCCCAATGGCTATCAGATCGAATACATCCCGCTTGATCAGCGCCGTCCGATCTATGCGCTAGTCCTGTGGCGTCAGCAGCCGACAAACGATATCGGCATCATCCGAGCCGCTGAGGTCAAGATGACCGGCACTGCCGCCAGTGGGCCGTTTGAGCAATATGATCTGAGCCAATTTTGCGCGACTGAGGATCATGCGATCAAAGTTGGCGCCTACTACGTTGCGAAGCGGTATTACATCACGCATAGTCTGCGACTTAGTGTTGCGCCCAGTTCGTACAACTCAACTCTTGCAGTCGGCGATGTGGTCCGCGTGCGTCTGCGCCGTGAAACCAACGTTGGCACGGTCTCCTATCACGACTTTTTGTATGAAGTCGAGCGCATCAACCGATCAATCAGCGGCACTGTTGGCCTCGATCTAATCCACTTTCCCGTCGATTCGCAAGGCCGTAGCCTGGTTGCACTTGCTGTTGACGCTGCTGTCGGTCCTGGATACACGCTGCCTACTGGTCGCTTGGATTTCTCTTGCGATATTGAGGGCCGTGATGAAGACACCACGCCATTGGTTGATGAAGGAGAAACTATTGGAGGGCTACCTGTATATGCCGATGTGGGCTACGACGTGCCGATCGGCTCTGAGTCGGCGCCTGATGGTGAAATCAGCAATCCGGCTGATCCGTTGGATGGAGAACAGCCAGCAGGCACAGGCGACATCACTGGCCTGAGTGATCCACCAGTTGAAGGTGAAACCGCCAACGCTGCGCCCCCTTGCGCCAATGGCCGCGTGACTTGGTATAGGGTCTCGCGTGACATTGCAGCCACAGCAGCAGAAGCTCAGGCCACGAGCGTTAGCCAGCGTGAATTTATTAAGGAAGAAGCCCTTGGCGGTGGCTGGCAGGCAGGTTCTGACTTGGTGCTCACCTCAAGTGACATTGACTACTGGATTATTGCTGAAGCCAGCTGCCCGGACCCTGGCTCGCCCGATGGATTTGGCGATCGCTTCCCGATTGGTGTCACGAATCTGGTTGAGCCGGATACAAGCCTGTATACTTACGCCCGTTGGAATGGCACGATCAATAATGCTGGCAGCGTCACAAGTTACACAAGCGCATGGGTCAATTACTCCAACTATCTGACCATCTGCGGCTTAAGTGCCTGTGGCTTTGCGCCCGCATATATTACGGCAGAATATGGAGCAGGCGGAATTTTGCTCCTGGCGGGCCCGGCGATTGGTCCTGTGCCATGGAGAGCAGCTGTAACGGCTAAGGCCACTCAGGCAGGCAGTTTTGGTGGCTCCTTCAGACTTGGCGGTTTAGCGCAAAACGCAAACCTTGCCCCATGCAGCAACGACGCGCCAAGTCTTAGCATCACACTTGATGGAATTAAAACTTATACGGTTAGTGGCTCATGGGAATTCAGCAATAATCAAAGCACCGTTCTAAGGACATGGAAGGGTGCGTCCGGCAGTTCTAATCCCATCCTTCCATAATGGCTAACTTCCCTGCGCTAACACCAAGCAGTCGCACCTATACCCCAGGCGCTCGGGCTAGCACTGCTTTGGAAATCCTTAGTGGCGATGAGGTGAGTGTGCGTCATGGCAACGGCCGCAGTGGCGATCAGCTGAGCATGACGTTTAAGCAAATGACACGGGCTGAGCATTACAGCCTTTTGAGCCATTACGCTTTCCATGGAAGGTTTGAGGCGTTCGATCTCACTGCTACTACCCTTGCGGCTACCAATCTGACATTTCCCACGGGACATCAATGGATTTACGCTGAAACTCCAGAGTTTGAGGAGATATGCGATGAAATCAATGGAACGGTGTCGTTAATTCTGATCCCCCCTTACACGATTTGACATGCCAACCTTCCCCTCGCTAGCACCGGATCAAGTCTCCTACGACTTAGGTGATCTCAACATCTCTGAGGCATCAACCGTTGCCAGCGGGCCAGTGCGATTCAGGCATTCGCTCAAGAACAACGGTCATAGCCTGCAGTTGACTTTTCGCAATCGCGTCGAATCCGACGTGGAATTGATCCGCACGCATTGGAACGAATCCGATGGATCGCATGGCTACTTTGAGGTGCCATCAACGGTCTGGGGCGAAGCCGACAATGTTGTCGCCACTGATGCTTTGTATCGTTACGCTTCGCCACCCGAAGAAACACAGAAGGGTGTTTATTTCGATGTGACAGTCACCTTCAGGATTCTTGAAGGCTGGGATTTAGACATTGCGCTCAGCGGAGGAGCTGCGGCTGAAAGGCTTGTCGAAGCATTCGAGAACATCGCCTTCACTGGTTATTCGCCCTTTAACTTGCTAGCGTATGACGCGGATCCACCGGATGCCGAGAAACTGCTGCTAGCTGGCGGAGCTTGACCCATGCCCACTGCAACAACAGTTCCGGTCAAGATGGCGCAGCGGCGCGACACCGCCGCCAACTGGACATCCGTTAATCCGACGCTACTGGCTGGTGAGATCGGCATTGAGTCCGACACCGGCAAATGGAAGGTTGGCGATGGCAGCAGTGCCTGGAGCAGCCTGAGCTACATTGCCGCCTTTTCTCTTACTGGCCTTCCGGTCAGTGTGGCCCAGGGCGGCACAGGCCAGACGACCTACACCAATGGTCAGCTGCTGATCGGTAATACCACTGGCAACACGCTGACCAAGGCAACACTGACTGCCGGCACTGGCATCAGCATCACGAATGGCACCGGGTCGATCACTATCGCAACCACCGGCGGTGGAAGCACGATTTTAGAAAACCAACAAACCATCAGCGCAAACTACACCTTGTCAGCCAGTTACAATGGCGTATCAGCAGGGCCTGTTGAGGTGGCTGCTGGAATCTCTGTAACTGTTCCAGCCGGTGCCGTTTGGCTCATCCTCTGAATCATGGCTTACGGATCTGTAAAGGTTGATTCCATCGTCACCAGCACCCAAACGGTGACGGTCGATAATCTTTTGAGCGGTGCCGGTGGGACTGTCACTGGAAACTTGGAAATCGGCACCACTGGCAGCCTCACATTTGAGGGATCCAGCGCCGATGGCAATGAGACAACACTGGCAGTTGCCAATCCGACTGCCGACCGGACCATCACATTGCCTGATGCCACCGGCACGGTTGCACTGCTTGGAACCGCTCAAACCTTTACAGCGGTGCAGACCCTCACGGACCCAGCCATCATTGGCACGATCCTTGAGGACATTTACACGATCAGCGACGGCGCGGCGTTTGAGATTGACCCCGGCAACGGCAGCGTGCAGTTGATCACGCTTGGAGCAGCCCGCACGCCCAAGGCCACCAACTTTGCTGCTGGTGAGGCGGTCACGTTGATGGTGGATGACGGCAGTGCATACACGTTGACTTGGACTGATGCCACGTTTGGCGGCTCTGGCGTGGTGTGGAAGACCGATAACGGCAGCGCCCCGACGTTGAATACCACTGGTTACACGGTTATTGTGCTTTGGAAAGTCAGCACCCAGGTGTATGGCGCTCGCGTGGGTAATGCGTGATGCTGGGTAAAGCACTTGCAGCGGCTGCTAAGGCGACGCAGCCGGCTTACGTTGAGGACGTATTTCAGACGTGGCTTTACGCCGGCAACAGCAGTACCCAGACGATCACGAATGGGGTTGATCTGGCGGGCAAGGGTGGATTGGTTTGGATTAAAAATAGAACGCAAGGCACTGTGGCCGCCGCGTCTCATGTTCTGCACGATTCCGCAAGAGGCGTTACAAATTATTTAAGCTCAAATTTAACAAATCAGGAATTTGACGCAACCACGGGCGGCGTAACTGCATTTAATGCAACTGGATTTGACCTGGGAAGTCTTACCCGGTACAACAACTCAGGAGACAACTATGCCTCTTGGACATTCCGCAAGCAGGCGAAGTTTTTTGATGTTGTTACATGGACTGGCAATGATGTAGACGGCAGGACGGTTGCTCACAATTTAGGTAGCGTACCGGGCTGCATTATTGTTAAACGAACTGATACCGCTGGCACAGGCTGGGCTGTTTATCATCGCAGTTTACTTAATACGCAATATCTTGTTTTAAATACTACTGCTGGTACAGCGACAAATACAACTTTCTGGAGTTCAACAACACCAACAAGCACCGAATTTACCTTAGGGACAGTTTCGTGGGTTAATGCCTTAGGCGGCACCTACGTCGCTTACCTATTCGCGCACGACGCCGGCGGGTTTGGCGCTAGCGGGAGTGACAGTGTGGTGAAGTGTGGGAGTTTTACCAGTGACGGTAGCGGCAATGCCACGGTTGACTTGGGGTGGGAACCGCAATGGTTGTTGTTTAAGAGTACTTCCGCGGGAACAACTAAATCATGGGTGATACTTGACACAATGCGTGGCGGCAGTTTAAGTGATGTCACATACGGTTTAGAGGCAAATTCAAGCGCAGCTGAAGGCGGAGGATACGGAACTTTCGGCTGGAACCCATCCGCAACTGGCTTTACTTTTCGCGGTTCACTGTTCTTTGATGAAACGTACATCTACATCGCCATCCGACGCGGGCCGATGAAGACGCCCACCGATGCGACGAAGGTGTTTGCTCAAATAGCCAGAACAGGCACAGGATCGGCGGTGACTGTTACAGGAACCGGATTCGCCCCTGATGCGATGGTTTATAAATCCCGATCTAATGCAACTGCAACCTCTTGGCAAACTCGTTTGCAGGGTGGATCGCCTCGGCTCTCATCAGCCAGTACCGCAGCGGAAAGTGCAGATAACGAATTAGATTTTGGACTGACGATGGATGGCATCCGTGTCCTAACTGGAGATGGAGTTATCAATTTCAGTTCTTGGACTTATACCAACTATTTCTTCCGCCGCGCTCCGGGCTTTTTTGACGTGGTGGCTTATACGGGAACGGGTGCTTCTCAGTCTCTAACTCACAACTTAAGTGCTGCACCTGAACTCATTATTGTCAAAGCAAGAAGTACAACATCTCAATGGCGAGTTGGGGCCGTTTTTGCGTCAACTACTTATGCAACTGGTGACTTAAACAACGATACAAGTTGGACAACAGGTGTTTCTTACGGAAGCAACTGGTTTAGTGCTCAGCCAACATCAACCACTTTTGGTGTCACTTCTTCTATAAGTGCATCCTCTACCACTTACATCGCCTACCTCTTCGCCTCCTGCTCTGGCGTCAGCAAGGTCGGCAGCTACACCGGCACCGGCACCACGCTCAGCATCGACTGCGGCTTCACTAATGGCGCACGCTTCGTGTTGATCAAGCGCACCGACAGCACCGGCGACTGGTACGTCTGGGACACCGCACGCGGCATTGTCAGCGGTAACGATCCATTTTTGCTACTCAACTCCACTGCAGCAGAGGACACCAGCACCGATTACATCGACCCGTTGTCATCCGGCTTCCAGATCAGCTCCACCGCCCCTGCCGCCATCAACGCGAACGGTGGCAGCTTCATCTACCTCGCCATCGCGTAGACCCATGGAACTTCGTAACCGCACCACAGGCGATGTCATCACCGATGACGAGTTTCGCCGCATCAACGCCGGCACCTCCTTCCCGGCGGTGCTGAATACCGAGATTTTCGACAGTTTCGGCTACGACCCGGTGTTGGAAGGCCCGCAGGCCACCACCATCCCGCCGTACCAGTACAGCCAACGCGATGGCGTGGTTGAGGTGGACGGCAAGTGGTTCACGCACTACATCGCCGGCCCGATCTTCCACGACTACACCGACGACAAGGGTGTGGTGCATACCGCTGCCGAACAATATGAGGAGTATTGCTTCGCCAAGGATGCAGAGCAGGGCAAGGTTGTTCGCACTGATCGCAACAAGCGCCTAGCCGAATGCGACTGGACGCAACTGCCCGACGCCCCGGTGGATCCCGCACCTTGGGCCACCTATCGCCAAGAACTGCGCGACGTGACCGATCAGCCCGGTTTCCCCTGGGAAATCACTTGGCCCACTGAACCCTGATGGCCGTCCGTTCTAAAACCGGAACAGCGCGGATCGAGCATCAGCCCGGTCCGCCTAAAACGTCGCGTCAGGGATTCGGTCAGCACAGCCGCCCACGTAGACGCGGCAAGAAACCACTTAGGGGCCAGGGGCGCTGAGATGGATCCCGACACCCGCGAGAACTGGCGCAAGATACGCGATCACCTCGAAGCTGTCGGGAAGACGGATAACCACTACTACCGCCGTGCGGTAGCAATCTTGCAGGGCAGCCCGGACCCGTTCGATCGCTACCATAGAAATGATGCAAGCCTGGGCGATGGCTGAAGAACCACAGAGCGTTGGTGGCGTCTTCTCCGCCTCGCTCCCAACAGTCTTGGCTACTGGCATGGTCGCTATTGGCGGCCTGTTGATCTCGATGCAGATCCAGTCCGCCAGGATCGAGGCCACCGTGGTGCAGATGGCGAAGTCGATCGAAGAATTGAAGACCGATAGCCGCAGCGAGCTGGCTGATCTCGACCGGCGTGTGCGGGCGCTTGAGATTCGCCCATAATCGGATAGCCAGACGCTATTGCTATGTCTGCTGAAACTCTCGCGATTATCGCGATTATCGTTGCCGCCGGCAGCGAGATCATTGGTATGTCGAGCCTTAAATCAAACAGCTGGATCCAGCTGCTGCTGCAGGCGCTGAAGATCATGTTCCCGAAACGTCGCTGACCACATGGCCAACACGGCACCGATCACGCTGCAGACACTGTTTCGGTATTACAAGGGCCTCCCCCATCAGGCCGCGGCGATCAGCTTGTTAGAGCAGGACTTGGCCGCCAATGGATACCAAGTAGCGATGCGGCGTGATCGGCCGTGGTTTGAGGCATGGAGCCAAGATGGCAAGCAGCTGGATCTCAGTGCCGGCATCAACCTGATCAAGCAATTCGAGGGTGTGCATCTTGCTGCATATCCTGATCCGCTCAGTGGTGGCGAGCCGTGGACCATCGGCTATGGCACCACCCGCTATAGCGGTGGTGTGCCTGTGAAGCGCGGCGACAAGATCAATATGATCGAGGCCGACATGCTGCTGCGGCTGGAGGTGGATCGGATCGCCAGCAAACTGGCCAGCACTATCCCCCACTGGAAGGTGATGGATGACAACCAGCGATCGGCGCTGGTGAGCTTTGCCTACAACTTGGGCGAGGGCTTCTACGGCGCTGTTGGCTTCGAGACCATCAGCAAGGTGCTGCGCGATCAAGCATGGGACAAAGTACCCAAGGCCATGGAGTTGTACAGGAACCCTGGCACAAATGTGGAAGCTGGTCTGCTGCGGCGCCGTAAGGCTGAAGGCGAGCTATGGGGGGACCATCGGCCTAAGCAACAGCAGGAGCCTGCCAGGTTGACGCCAGACTCATCGTTCAGCGCACGGATCACACCACACATCCGGCTCGGTGAATTTGCACTGGATCAGGAGGCCCGGCGGTTCCGGCATCAGTATCAAGTGAACACCGCAGCAGAGTTGGCATCGTTCTTGGAGCGTGTGCGCAAGCAGTTCGGTGGCAGGGGGATCATCATTACCTCCGGTTATCGGCCAGCTGTAATCAACGCCTCAGTTGGAGGCGCCAACAATAGCGAGCACCTCTACTCCGCCCCCGGCGTTGGTGCCGTTGACTTCGTGGTCGATGGCGCCGACATGAAAGCTGTCGAAAAGTGGTGCGACGAGAATTGGCCGTTCAGCCTCGGTTACGCTGCTCCAGCCTTCATTCATCTCGGCCGCCGTGCTGATGGCCAACGGCGTCGCTGGGATTACACCTGATGTTGCTGCCTGATCACGAGATCGCCCGTCTGTGCAAGATGGAGGCGATGGTGACGCCGTTCAATCCCGATCACATCAACCCGGCCAGCCTGGACGTGACCCTGGGCGATCGGATCATGATCGAAGTGGCGGGGCACCCTGAGCTGCAGATCCTGGGCATTACGGGCCACACGGAGGAGGATCCGTTCTGGATTCAACCTGGCGAATGGTTCCTGGCGGAGACCAGAGAAATCTTCAACCTGCCTGATCACGTCGGTGCTCAGTTCGTGCTCAAATCCAGCCGGGCCCGCGAAGGTTGGGACCATGCCGAGGCCGGCTGGTGCGATCCAGGTTGGTATGGCTCCAGGCTGACCATGGAGCTGAAGAACAGCCGCCGGATGCATCCGCTGCCGATTTGGCCTGGCTTGAAGATCGGGCAGATGAAGTTCCTGCTGGTCAGCGGCCGGCCTGACCGGAGCTACGCGGAATGTGGAAGATATAACGCCGATTTAGGAGTCACCGCCAGCAAGGGCTAGCGTTTAATCGCGTGCAGTTGGGATCTGGCCTTAGCGGGACGGCTGGGGCCTTTTCATTGGATGCTGTAGCGGTGCCATCCGTAGCCGATGGATCATGCCAGGCGCCTCGGCCGGATCGTCCAGCGGGATCATGGTGTAGTCATCGCAACCGTGCTGCTCGGCGAAGGTGGTGGCGGCGATGTGCGTGTCAAACGGTCCGACGTGCCAGGGACCGATGCGGAGGATGTAGGTCATCGCAGCAGGCTAGCCGGCAGGGGCCGTCGCCCTCGCTACCGTTTAACAAGCCGGGGCTGCTGCCCATGCGGGCTTACATCGTGGAGATCACAGCCAAGGTGCTGCTGCGCTCCGATACCGATGCCAGTGAGCTACCGGCTGACATTTATTCCCAGATCGCAGAGTTCATACGCAACGACGACGACATCCTCGACTTGGAGGTTCACGTTGTTCCCTTGCCAGCCGATCTAAGTGGATCAACATCGGATTGAGGAGACACGGCTGGTCACCCGGCGCTCCGCCCGTGATCAGATCCACCTGGCTTGGAACTACCAGTGCGCCTACTGCGGCGATCCGCTCGGCCGCTCGCCAACGCTGGATCACGTCATCCCCAAAGCACATGGCGGCCTGACCGTGCGGGAGAACCTGGTCAGCGCGTGCTGGTCCTGCAACTGTTCCAAGAGCCACCGCCCCTACGTCGATTGGTTCCGTGCGCAACCCTTCTGGTCTGCTACCAGGGAGTGGGCCATCGCTCGCTGGCTACATGGTGAGCAGGATTGTGACGACCAACATGCCGCCTAGCCACGTCAGTCCAAACACCACCACCGGAGGGATATTCATCGCGCTAGCAGCTGGTCGAGGTAGATCTCAGCCTGGAAATGATCCGAGCTATACCGGCAGATGCCACCGACGCAGCTGCGGTAGTAGATCTCCATCCCTTCGCGGAATAGCGTCTCGACATAGCCGCCGTCACGCTCCGAGCGGGCGATCACTTCAGGTTCAGCCATTGCGCTCCTCGCGATGGATCCATGTCTTCAAGCCAGCCACATAGTCACGCAACACCTGCGCCTGTTGCAGGTGCCAATCCTCGCCGGAGTCAAACCACAGCCGATTATGCCGATCGATAGCCTGCAGCGACTGATGGATCAGCACATTCCAAGGCTCACGGATTGGCGTGTTGAATTCACGCTTGGACACGGCGACCAGGGCGGCCTTTATCAGTCTGGCGAAGGCAACGCACGATCGAACATTTCGCACATCACTGCGTAGCGCCCACCACTGCGACGTGATTCAGGAATCGCAAGCTCACAACGCTGCTTGCCCATATCCCACTGCAGGCAGTCCCAGCACATCACGCCAGCACTCTTGGGCCTAATGCTGGCCAGAGCGGCCTGAAAGACTGTCTCAGCACGCAGCAGCGCCTCTTGCAGCTGGATGGTGCCAGTGTCCACGTTTAACTGCTGCTCAGGCTTTGGCCCCAGCGTGATGAGTGCGTGCCAAGTCCGGTCAGCGCGATCGCAGACAAGCAACAGGCGGCCGGACTTCAAGCGGATCATTCATCCTCGCCGAAGCTCGGTTGGTGATACAACCGCTCTAGCTGCATCGTGATTGGCTCACTATCAACAATGTCTACCGGATCAGTTAAATCCTTGGCAACAAATGTCAGACGTGAGCCATAGGGCTTGATCACAAGCAAACCGACGCGGCGTGATTTAGCCAAGAAGCGGACAGCAGCCCACTCAAGCCAGGTCAGTTGGAGGTGTTCGCGCATGACTCCATCTTGGCGATCAATCGGTTGAGATACCACAGGCTTTTTTGCGCGTCCTCCAGGGCATTCCCCTTGAGCCACATGCGGATCATGTACTTCAGCGCCTGGCCCTGCAGGTATGCGGGAACCATATGCGGCGCATCGCTGATCACCGACTCGATGAAGTCGATCGCCTCGACGGTGCCGGCTTGGTAGTGCGGCGGGTGGTTCACGAGATCTGCTGCTCTGCGTTCTTCCATTTCTTACGGGTAATGATGTTGTGGATGTGGGTGAAGCTGACCCCATAGATGGCCGTCAGCTGCTTGATGGTCCACCCTGCAGCGTGCAGTTTTCGGATGTCGATGGCGTTCTGCGGCGTCAATACAGCATTTCCGGGCACATGGCCCGCCTTGAAGCTGGTGCGCGTTGCAGCCCTCACCGCCACTTATCGCCCAGCAGCACTTGGCGGCACACCTCAATGGCCTGCTGTGCCTGCTTCTCGGTCATGACCGATTCGGTCTCATCCATCGCCTTGACCACCCGCTTGAAGATCTCCTCGTAGCTGGTGTCCCGGAAGTTGGCGGCAATGTCGTGGCAGAACTCTTCCCAGAGGCCGGTCATCGTCCCGCGCAGTGGATGGCCATATGGCAACTCCTCACGGCCGCTGCGCTGATAGAGCGCCTCCATCATGTCGGCGCGCTGCTGGTCAAGTCTCATGGTCGAGGTATTGGCGAAGGTTGAGGAGTTCAGTGCAAAGCTGTTCACGGTTGCGGATGCCCATCGTGCCGCGGAGTTGATCGACGCGGATGTTGATCAACAGCCGCAGCCGATCGCGTTCTGACTGCTGGCCAGCCTTAAAGGTGTTGCTGCCCTCCAAGAGGCTATAGAGCCGGGCCCGTGCTGCTGGGTTCATGCCACCTCCACGGTTGCATTCGGCCAACGGTTCTGGGCGTAACGGATCGCGGCGTTCACATTCTCAGCCCGTGTGATCCAGAGCATTGGCTTGGCTCCACCGGGGAAGACCATCAACCTGTACTCCTTAGTGCGGACACCATGCCGCGGCCTGCTGACCCCCTCGCCATAGATGCCTTGTTCCTCAGGCGGCGTGCGCCATTGGAAGGCGACAGGTGAATCAGTCATAGATGGCGCTCTCGGTGACGGCTTCGACGTTGAGCCACTCAAGCTCCGACCACCACGGAAGCCAAGTCCTCGCGGCGATTTCTTTAGCTTCTGTCAGGCTGTGGGCGTGGATGCACTCGCAGACATTGGCGGTGCGGATCTGGAAGTAGTAGCGGCGGGGAGTCATGGTCACACTATTTGATCAGGGCGATAACGAGCAATGCGCTCACGAAGCTGAAAAAAGCCGGTTAACTCCGGTTCTTCTTCCATAAGTTTTCGCGCATACAAAGCTGTGTAGTTATTGTTGAGTTTTAGGCCATCATCGCTAATGGTTGTTAAGGCGTGCTCGTATCGCAGCACCTCAAACAACGCTTTGATGCCGTAGTGATCACGGCCGGCGCGACGCAGCCGCAAAGCAAGATCGCGCAGCCCCCTATAGACGTGGGGATTTTGATGGTGAAACTGTGCAAAATTCCTAGCAATTCTGTCTGCATCGGAAAATACAGACAACTGCGATGCAGTCATCGCCGCACCTCGACCACTGACTGAGTGCCGCTATGGGTGGCGCCGTGATGCGCGGTGGCTTCAAGGCCGATCATCGCGAATACAGCCGCGACGATCACAAGGCAGATGGCGTTGTTGATTCGATCGATCATGGAAGGTACTGGTTAGCCCAGCGGATGAGTTGATCTCTGGTGAATGGCCCCCGCGGTTCAGCGTCGGGGAGGTAGACGGTGTAGAAGAAGTCCTCGGTGCTGATCGTGCCGCCCATCTTGCGGACGGCGTAATGGATCAGCTTGATGGTGCGGAAGCGGGTGGGCATCACACCACCGCAACCAAGCGATCCTTGCCCATGCGCTTTTCCCAGGTGCTGCCGTCGCGATTAGCGAATTGAGCTATCACTTGGGCCTTGGTCTCTTTGACGTAACCAACGAAGGTGGAGGTGTAGCCGAAGTTCCAAATGGTCACGTCACCAGCTTGGAGTTGGCCTGCGGCCTTGCCCTTGCAACGACCGACGGATTGGATCTGAACGGTGGA